CCAGGTCGCCACAGATGTGGCCCTGGACGGCGGCACGTTCGAGATGATGACCATATCACACGTGCCCACGCTAACGCTCACGTAGAGCTCTCATTGTATTTAGAATAACCCACAAAACCGTAAAAACACACACACGCCGGAAAACCCGGCGCAACAACAGAACCTCGACTGCCGCTCCGCTGTATGGGCGAAAAACCGAAGGGTGCGACGAGCCCCTCGTACCAGACTTACGGCTAGAACCCGTATGAGGGCTGGGAGCTACATGGCGGAGCCTAGACCGACAGTGTGAACTTTAACTTCCCAGTGACTTCGAGGTGGGTGGACTGGGAAACCAAGAGGGGGGTCAGTCCCCCCTCACTACTACCGCGCCCCACGGAACCAAGGGGGGTTGCCTGGCACCTTAGCCAGTGCGCAACGCACTTACGAACCGAATACAGCCATGGCCACAACAAAACACACTTGCACAACAACCACCTGTCCTTGTTCCGTCCCGGAGTCCTTTTGTGACTACGAGGCGGAAGCAGACTATGTGAAGAACTTGCGTTCGCTCGGCATCGGCCGAGCTAAGGCCTCAGCAGTGCCGCCGCATAAACACAAAGCTAAGCGGCGCACCAACAAACCCAGGCGCCCAGAGAAGGAGGCGGAGATGGTTAAGCGTCATGGAGATGAGAGCAAGAAGGCCAGGGCCCGTCGCCTGGCTGTCCGCCAATTGCTCAAAAGACTCGACGCCCCAATCACGCCCGTTCCTATTGCCGTCGTGGCGGCACCGCGCCCAACCCACGAACCAGCAGGCGACACCAACACCAGCCTTAAGCAGCCCGGGCCACCTAAGCATATGTCATTCCCGGATCCCGCGAAAGTCGCAGAGTGTCGGCACTGCAAGGAGGAAAAACGAGGGGGCTTCGATTATTACCGTTTCCTCGAGAAGCGATATTTCCTGGCAGACGGCAAGTCCCGCGACGAGGTGTGGTGCTGTAGCTGGTGCGGATCCCCGGCCTGGCAGGACGCCGATGGCTATTGGCACCACGTTTATGATGCATCACACTGTGCGGATGTTTTGGAGAACATCAAGGCACGTATTGCGAAAGAATATCGTGCAGCCCTCAAGCGCCTTGTTGCCTCCACAGTTAAACGTCAATTGCGGTCCCCATCGTCGTCAGCCACGCCACCCGAGTCTGTGGTGGTTGACTCCGATGACGAGACTTCGAACACCACCTTTTCTGAACCATGCCCGGAGTATGACGCCCCTTCTCCGCCGCCGCGTGCCGAATCGGAGCCCTACATTTTCCCAGATCCCGAGGAAGAGGCGCCCGAGCC